CTCCAGCAGTCGAAGCAACACCTACAGTTGAGGCTGCCGCAGTTGAAGCTGCTCGCCCTGCTGTAACAGCAATGGCCTACACAAAGCCACGCATCGAAGTAACAGCTGCAAAGTATGCAGAGAACACAATCCGCGCAGCACTCGGAGACGACGCAGCTCGTCAATGGATCGCAGCAGCGGCAGACACATCTGACAACGCTGGTCTAGTGCCAACACGTCAACTCTCAGAAATCATTAACCCTCTCGGAACTACTATCCGTCCATCAATCGATGCAATCTCTCGCGGAGTGCTTCCAGATGCAGGTATGACATTTGAGATCCCAAAGATCACACAGATGCCAACAGTTGCAATCGAACCAGAAGGCGACGCATTCAGCGACACAGATCAGAACTCCAGCTTCCTTTCAGTGACAGTTCAGAAGTATGCTGGACAGCAGACATTCTCAGTTGAATTGCTAGATCGCACATCTCCAGCATTCTTCGATGAGCTCGTCCGCAACATGGCAGCAGCTTACGCAAAGACAACAAACGCAGCAGTAAACGCTGCACTTATCTCTGGCGCAACTGCAGATGCAACAACAACAGTAACCTACCCAACAGCCGCCGAACTTCTCGGAATTGTTGCTCGCGGATCAGCATCTGTTTATGGCGCAACAGCAGGACTTCCAAACCCATTTGCTCGCAACATGGTCGTATCTACCGGACAATGGTCAAACATCATGTCACTCAACGATGCAGGACGCCCTATCTACACAGCGTCACAGCCAATGAACGCAGGCGGAGCAGTTGCTCCAACTTCACTCACAGGTAACGTTGCTGGACTCAACCTTTACGTTGATCCAACAAACGGTGGCGATGGCGATGGAACAATCCTTATCGTTAACCCAGATGCGTACACATGGTACGAGTCACCAACCTACCGCCTACGCGCAGAATCAACTGCAGCAGGACAGGTAACAATTGGCTACTACGGCTTCGGAGCAATCGCTACAAAGGTCGCAGCGGGCGCATTCAAGAACAACAAGGCGTAAGCCACCCCTAAGTCGCTGGCGGCGGAGTGCCCTTCTCCGCCGCCAGTCTTTAGAAAGGTAAACAATATGGCTCTGACAACAGTTGCAGAACTTCGCACAGCTCTAGGTGTAGGCACTCTCTACACTGACGCAGTCTTGCAATCTGTTTGCGACGCTGCAGACAACGTCTTGTTGCCCTTTCTATGGAAGAATCAGCAGTACATCATCGCTCATGGCAACACAGGCACAGTCGGTACTCTTTACTTTGATCAGAACATTCGTGAAGTATTTTACGTCGGCCAATCGGTAGTGATTTCAGGTGCCGGTACTAAGTACAACGGCACTAAAACAATCACAGGAGTCGACGCTCGATCCTTTAACATAACCACGACTCACACCAGCGACAACCCACGTCACACAGTCGAGCCTTTCGGCATTGCAGCAGCTGAGACATACACAGATTACACAACCATCCCTGCAATTCAAGAAGCGTCGCTAATGATTTGCATCGATATTTGGCAATCTCGTCAAGCACCGTCAAGCGGCGGCGTGACAATCGATGGCTATCAGCCAAGCCCGTACCGCATGGGTAACACCTTGCTTGCTCGTGTCCGTGGCCTTCTTGCCCCGTATCTTGATCCGAGATCGATGGTGGGCTAATGGCCGCCATTTCAACACTCCGCGCAGGTATCGCAGCAGCTCTGACAGATAATACAAAGTATTCAGTCTTCTCGTTTCCACCTGCTACACCGATCGCAAATAGCGTGATCGTTGCCCCGGCTGATCCATACATTTCACCGTCTAACGGTTGGCATGCATCAATTTCGCCAATGGCAAACTTCGTCATTTCCGTCATGGTTCCCTTGCTTGATAACGAGGGAAACCTGAACGGGATGGAGGATAACATCGTGCGAGTCTTTAACTTGCTCGCTGCATCCGCCTACACCTATAACGTCACCCAAGTCTCGGCTCCAGCCGTACTCAGTGCCGTCTCTGGTGATCTATTAACCTGTAATATCAATATCTCAGTCCTAACGAGTTGGAGCTAAAATGTCCGAGTGGGAAAAAGAGCAAGAAGCCTTCCTGATCAAGATCGGGCAGGTAGCACCATCAAAGCCAAAGCCAGTAACTACTAAGAAAGACGAGGAATAATCTCATGGCTGTATTCTTAAATAACAAGGTCGGCGTGAAGGTAAACTCAGTCGATCTTTCAGACCACGTTACAGCAGTAACACTTAACCGCACTTTCGACGAGCTCGAAGTGACAGCAATGGGCGACGGCGGCCACAAGTTCGTCAAAGGCCTCGAGGCATCATCAGTCACAATTGACTTCCTCAACGACACAGCATCTGCAAACGTACTTGCTACCTTGCAAGCTGCTTGGGGAACAAACGTCACAGTAGTCCTACTACAGGAAAAGGGAACAGCCGTTTCAGCGACTAACCCTCTCTACACTATGACTTGCTTGATCAACGGCACTACAGACATCAACGGCGCAGTCGGTGACCTCGGTACTCAGTCACTTACTTTCAACGTCTCTGGTACAGTAGCAGTCGCCAGCACAGGCACATTCTAAGAAACTAAACAAAGGGGCACAGCATGGCAAAGCTAATTGTAACGATGGCAGACAACACAGTAACCGAGATCGAGATTACACCTCGCCTCGAGTACGCGTTCGAGCTATATGCTAAAAAGGGATTTCACAAAGCGTTCCGCGATGATGAAAAGCAGTCAGACGTTTATTGGCTTGCATGGGAAGGCCTTCGACTAAGTGGAGTCACAGTCAAGCCATTTGGTTCGGACTTTCTCGATACCCTAAAGAGTGTCGAGGTTGCAGAGTCTGACCCTTTGGCCTAGGCAGGGATAGCATCCACTATCTCATAGCTCGATTGAGCATTGAGACGGCTATCCCTCCACAAGATTTAATCGAATTAGATTCATCAATGCTTCAGATGTTACTGAAAGCGTTGAAAGACCGAGCAAAGGAGCAGAGCGATGCCTACAGAGCTAAAAGGCGCAACTAGCCTTCGCAAAGCTCTGAAGCAATTCGATCCCGATCTGGACAAAGAAACCCGTGAGGAGATGGTCGGGTTCTTGAAGCCTTTAGTAAAGAAGGCTCGAGGGTTCTTGCCATCTAATGCAGAGGCTCCGTCTGGATTCGTCAAGCATGAAGTAAAGACGGCCAAGTTTCCAATGTACGACGCAACAGAGGCACGTCGAGGTGTTGGCTATAAACTGACACCGACTAAGCCTAATCGCCAAGGTTGGGTGCAAACAGTATCGATCCACAATAAGACAGCGGCGGGTGCAATTGTTGAGACCGCCGGACGCAAGTCCGGGATGACTGGCAACTTTAGCCCGCGCTTCTCAGGCACACTTTCAGGCCGCGGCAAGATGGCAGGCCGTGCGATGTTTAAGGCTTACGAGCAAGATCAAGGTAAGGCCAAGGCAGGCGTAATCAAGGCACTCGAAAAGGCTGCCGCTAAGTTTAACGCGAGAGGCAATAATGGCTGAGTTACGCATCCCGATTATCGGCGAGTTCAAAGGTAAGAAAGCTTTCGATCAAGCTGGCAAAGCAACTAACACCCTAGAGAAGGGCGTCAAGAGATTAGGCGGAGCCCTTGCCGCTACATTTGGAGCCCAGCAGGTTCTCAAATTTGCCAAGAATGCAGCCAAGGCATTCATAGAAGACGAGCAAGCAGCGACACGACTTGCACAGTCTGTCAAAAACTTAGGCCTCGCCTTTGAGACTCCACGCATCGAGGAGTTTATATCTCAACTATCTAAGGCTTCAGGCGTTACCGATGATCAACTCCGCCCATCGATGCAGAAGCTGTTACAAACAACAGGCTCAGTTGTTAAGTCCACAGAATTACTCACTCAAGCACTAGACATCTCACGCGGTTCTGGCGTTGATTTTGAAACAGTTGTCAACGATTTAAGCATGGCTTATGTAGGACAAACTCGAGGCCTGCGCAAGTATTCGCTAGGACTATCTCAGGCTGAACTCAAGACCATGAGCTTTGCAGATGTGCAAGAAAGACTAAGTAAGCAGTTCTCGGGTGCTAATGCTGCTTTTCTTGAAACCTATGCAGGCAAGTTGAGCATTCTATCTACAGCAGCAGGAGAGGCTTCTGAGATAATCGGAAAGAGTCTAGTAGATTCTTTGAGCATTCTTTCAGGAGAAGGCAATACGGTCCAACCTCTAGCCGATGCAATGACTGAATTAGCGGTGGCAACATCAGAAGTTATTACTGGCTTGTCTATAATGATTTCTAAGTTCAAAGAATTGCCCGGAGTTTCTGAGTGGATTAATCTCTACTACAACAAGATTTTACCTGCTCAATATAAGCCATTCCTAGATATTATTAACTTCGTTCGAGGACAAGCTCCAACTCCCGGGATGGGCGGATATCCATCGAGCGCACTCGGCCCGGGTTACGTTGATCCTAACGATGCAGCTCGCAAGGCGGCAGAGGCAGCAGCGGCCAAGCGGGCTAAAGAATTAGCGGCACTCCAGAAGAAGAGTCTCGATACACAGAAGAAGTCGCTAGCCTTACAGAAGGCCTCAAAGACTCTTAACCTAGATGCTATCGGCATCGAGGCAGCCCTTAAGGGAAAGATCAGCGAGACAGATCGCATCTCTTTGCTATTGCAAAAGGCCATCCTCGAAGGTAATGCAACTCTAGCCACACAGTTATCTGATCAATTAGAAGCTGCAACTAAACGCCAGAACGAACTCCGCGCCTTATTGCTCACCACTCCAGAGGCTCCAAACCCTTACCGCAATTGGACACTACCTCAAGACTTGCTCAACTACACGGCGGCATCTCTTGGCGTATCTGTAGCACAATTACAGACTGCACCAGTGGCCCCATCTTCTACATTCTCAGATGCACAGATGGAGTTAATGGCTGCCGTCAATTCATTTCAGCAGGCAGATAAGCAAGCAATCAACATTGAGGTATATCTTGACGGCAATGCAGTCACTGGAGCAATTACAGAGACGCAAGTGAATCAATCTCTATCAGGCACATTCAGCGATATAAATCGAGTAGCGGCTAGAGGTTCAGTAGGCATTCGATGACCTTACCTGCCACAATATCGGTCTCATTCGACTTTAGCCAAGGTGCTACCTTCGGCTTAGGTTTTATCATTGGCGATGACCGCTATGGCGTTATTGGCACATCTCGTTTTGGTGATTCGACTGTCCCGACACCGACAGTTGATCTTAGCGACGTAACTCGATCCATTAAGATCCAACGTGGCCGTAACATCATGCGGGACACCTATGAATCTGGCTCATGTACTGTCCGAGTCCTAGACCCTAATTCTTATTTTAACCCCCAAAATACTTCTAGCCCCTATTTTGGCTATCTAACTCCACTTCGCAAGATTCGCGTAGCAGCGACCACGGCCACAGCTCAAGAGTTCTTGTTCTCGGGTTATGTTGAGACCTATCGATATTACTATCCAACAGGGCAAGAGATCGGATACGTCGATATTGTTTGCAATGATGCCTTTCGTTTATTTCAGATGGCTAACGTTTCCACAGTAAGCGGAGCAACAGCAGGCCAGACCACAGGCACACGCATTACCAAGATTCTTGATCAAGTCTCATTCCCTACATCGATGAGAGTTACTGACACAGGATCGACCACAGTGCAGGCAGACCCGGGGACGGCTCGAACAGCGTTAGAAGCTCTCAAGGCTGCAGAGTTCGCCGAGCAAGGTGCATTCTTTATGTTGCCCGATGGAACGGCCGAGTTCAAGGATAGAACCGATGTAATTGGTTCCCTAGCATCAGCACCCATCGAGTTCAACCAGACTACAGGCATCCCTTACAGCGATCTCAAATACGCCTTTGATGACAAGCTCATCATCAATCAAGCCAGCATGACACGCATTGGCGGCACGGCTCAAGTTGCTACCAATGCAGATTCAGCAGCCAAGTATTTCCCTCATGGCACTACTGTCACAGAGATGATTCCGCAGACGGATGCTCAAGTTCTAGACATTGCAAAGATTTATGTGGCAACCCGTGCTGAGACAACTATCCGCATCGATCAGATGACGGTTGATTTGCTTGATACAGATGTCCCAACAGATACGATGATCGGCCTTGATTACTTTGATAATGTCAAGATTACCAACATTCAGCCAGACGGCTCAACAATTGTTAAGACCTTGCAGGTGCAGGGCTTGGCGTGGGATATAACCCCTAATTCAATGAAGTGCACAGTGACAACACTTGAGCCAATAGTCGAAGGCTTCATCATCGGATCATCGACTTACGGTATAATCGGACAATCCATATTAGGATACTAGGAGATAAACAATGGCAGCAGGCTTAGGATATAAAGAGTTCTCGACGGGTGACGTACTAACCGCCGCAGACGCCAACGGCTATCTAGCCTCGCAGGTGGTCATGGTGTTCGCTAGCGCGGCCGCTCGTACCTCAGCCATCGCCTCACCTCAAGAGGGGATGATCTCCTACCTCAAGGACACCAATTCGACCGAGTATTACTCAGGTTCGGCTTGGGTTGCCATTGGCGGAGGTTCGACTGCCAAGGTCGTAGGAGTAGCCAACACACAGACTGGAACTGTCGCGACAGGCACTACGACAATGCCTCAAGACAATACAATCCCTCAGAATACCGAGGGTGATCAATATATGAGTCTTTCATATACTCCAACATCTTCGACAAATAAATTACAAATCGATGTTGTGATTTTTGGCTCAATTAACTCTAATGCTTCAATGAACATGGCTTTATTCCAAGACAGCGTTGCAAATGCTTTGGCGGCAAATACTTCTTACGCAGCAGGTGGCCCAACTAATACCTATCAACAAACACTAAAACACACGATGACGGCCGGTACTACTTCTGCCATTACCTTTAAGGTAAGAATAGGACCAGAAGCTGCGGGAACTTTGACATTCAACGGTAGAAACGGCGGCCAATTATTTGGCGGCGTTGCTTCATCATCTATCACAGTTACGGAGTACACACCATGACCTATAAAATCGTAAAAAATGCCGCGGGCGAGGTAGTCGCATTTGGCCCTAATGATGAAAATTATGAGCCATTTATTAAAGATGGCGAAACTTTAACAATTGAGTCTGGCAAAGAAGCTGAAGATTCAATTAAAGAATATCAGGCGAAGCTTCTTCTTGGATGAAGCCTAGACTATCAAAGTCTGCTATCCAATTAAGAGAGCAGATAGATGACGCATTCCCAGATAGAGATAGAACTTCGGACGGCTGGATCGGTGACACGAGACACGCTGCTCGCAAGTCTGATCATAATCCAGATGCACAGGGATGGGTTCGTGCCATCGATGTTGACCGCGACCTTAACGGCAAAGGCCGGAAGCCCGATCTCATGCCTGACTTGGTCGATCAGATTCGACTCCTTGCAAAGTCTGGCAATAAGAGAATCTCTTACATCATCTTTGACGGCAAGATCGCATCATCTAAAAAGGCTTGGGCTTGGCGTCCTTATGATGGGATTAATAAGCATACTCACCACGCGCATGTCAGCTTTACTATCAAGGGCGACGAAGACTCTACGTGGTTCAACATCCCGATGATAGGTGGAAAATAATGGAAGCAATTATCTATGCAACTCTCGGACTCATAGCGATCCCAGTGATCCGCACGGCTATTAAGTCTTATCGCGCAAAGAAGGCCGTTGCAGATATCGTCGTCGATGCTATTGAAGCCGCAGTAGATACTGTAGAAAAGAAATGACACAGACAGACTTCTTCACCTTTTACTTTGCAAGCCTTGCCGTGATCGGTGGCCTTGCAGCGTTCGTGATCAGTCACTTACTAGCTGAGATTAAGGCGCTCCATGTGCGTGTCGATGAGATCTACAACATACTTCTAGACCGATAATTATTAACATGGCAAGAAAAAAAGTCATTGATCTCGATACTTACTCACGGCTAGATGCTTATGCAATTTCAATGCATGAGTTCTATAAATCATTAAGGCGAGCAGGTTTTGCCGTTGATTTATGCTTAGCAATCATTACCGATCGAGACGCTTACCCTGACTGGATTCTGCCATCGATCCCCGACCGAGTGGATCGCCTACCCTACGAGGACGACGACGAGGACTAATGAAACGCATCGTGATCGTGTCAGACCTGCAAGTCCCATTTCATGATCGAGTAGCAGTTAAGAATCTAGCCAGTT